CCACGGTGCCCTCAGCCGCGCTGGATGGCAGACGCGTCAAGCCAAAGTCCGCCATCCATGTATCAAGATCCGCTCCCTGGCTTGTCGCAGCGCGGGTTGCGGACAAGACCAACAAAATCAGCCATTGTAACCATAACGCTACGGCCGCACAGGCTTCCATCATGGCACGCAATACGCTGCCGATGGAGAAATCCAGCAATTGCGTGGCCGCACCCTGCACGCTTGCCGCCATCTGTTCGACCATGGCCGAAAAGGTCTGCGTCGGAAGTTGCATATCAAGTACTCATTGAAAATGAAAGCGATTGCGTCGCACCGCTGTGCGCTAACGCATATTCAATCGTCATCACAAGTGTATTGTCCGACCGAGTCTGCGCCTGAACAACCGGTATCGGCTGTGGCGCCACCGACGCTTCCAAAAGAATCTGCGCGTGCACCAGGCCCGCCGCCGGTTGCACGGCATTGGTCGCGCCCACGAACTGACCAAGGCCGGCGCCATAATCTGGCTGCCACACATAGTCGTTCTTGTTTGTTAGCAACCGGCGCAGAACTCGCTGCTGACTAAGAGCCCCGGCTTGTACTAGCAGTAGATCACCCGCTGCACCAATAGTCAAATCGCCGCCCCATGGCAGCGCCACGTCCTGCATAAGCCGTTCCTTAGAAAAGAGAAGGCGCATTGTTCTGCAGCCACGGCGAATAGTGGAAGTTCACTCAGCACCGAGGACAGCAACGAACCTGCGCGGTTCAGTGCAGACCGTGGATTCAATTCAATTTCGACGCACGACACTTATTGTGATCGTCCGCGCCATCGATCGGCACAGTAAAAACCCCTAATCGATAGGGCTCGCAGCAGCGCTGGATGGCGGATGCGTATGCCCATTATAGTCGGCACGCAACTTCGCCAGTGATCCGTGACCGTCAAATACATTTCCGGTCACGGTCAGGTCGCCACGATGCGTCCACGTGCCACCGCTGCTCTCGATGGATCCGTCATTATGGAGTTTCAGGAAGGATCCGCTCGCATGCACCAACCAAAATTCACCCGCAGGTGCCGCCGGCGGTGGCACCGCCTGGCACCAAATCCGGCCAATAATCAGCCCCTGCTCGGCATCGCCTTCCTGCCACAGCACAATCACCTGATCGCCGGGCTGCGGCGGGCAGGCAAGGCCCCACCCGTTGCCGACCCACGTGCTCGCCATTGGCAACCAGCCAGACAGCAATCCCTCCGGCTGCACATTAACCCGCGCCGTATAGGTTGCGGGATCAACGGAGGCAACGGTCGCCAATCGCGGCTGTGCCCATCCCTGGTCCAACTGAGACGCATGGGATTTAACCAGATTTAAGAAGGTGTCCAAGGCAACCCCCGCGCCAACACGCTTTGTGTAAAGCCCCGCTCGAAGGAGATCCGCCTCTCCACCTCGGCCACTTCATATGTGCCGTCAAAACTTGTGCCGGTGCCCGATAACATAATACCACCGCGCGGCATCGTGGTCAGATCGCCTGGCATTTCAAAGCTGATTTCGACAGCATGCGCTGAAAGTTGCGCCAATGCGGTTTGGGCCAGTCCGAGTGCGTCTGCGCTGGAAAGATTTGCCCGCACCGCAGTAAGCGTCACGCCGCCACTCGATCCAGGAGCGCTCTCCGCCGCTTCCGCAACAACCTGCTGGGCTTGGCTGTTCCAACTCTTCACGACTACCTGCATGCCCGCCGCCAGGTCCAGCAACCGATGTATCCGCAACGAACTGCAGGTCGTTGGCGTCACTGTGCCAATCATCGTTGGCGCGGCGAATGGCAGGAAGTTCAGCGTCGTTCCATCGACCCAAACATCACAGCCTTCCTGATCGGCAAGCCACGTTAATAGATCCCACTCACTTGTCGCCCGCGAATGCTGCGACAGCAGACTGCGGGTCCGATCAATCTGGTACATTCTCCCTACTAACCCCGTAGAATTCGCAATATTCGCGGCGAGCCCGCGCCGCGCCGCCAACGTGCCGGCGATGCCGGAAGCGGTTTGGTTCAGGAAAGTTTCTGCGGTCTGCGCAGAAATAAAAACTGATGTCAGGTCCCGCCCATGCAAAACCGCCTCCCCGCGCACCGGATCCACGTCCAGGCTATCAGCGTAACCAATCACCAAGCTGGCCTGCGCGCCCCCGATCGACACCTGAATATCCAGCAGCAGCGGTAGCGCGGCCCAAAATGGTAGATTGCTTTTGTCATAGGTAGCGTGGACCGAAAATCGGTTGGCACCGAGATGTGAATTGCTCTGCACGTCGGCCGCTACAGCGCCTCCGATCGGCACACCGTTGGCCAATACGGTCAACCGCGGTTGCCGCAATTCACTGAGGCCCAACGCCACCCCCAGCAAAGGCATTTTCGGCTGGTATTACCAGGGTCGTCAGCCCCGTCAGCCACGGGTCACCAATACCGTTCAAAGAGGCGATGCGATTCCACTGCGTCGCGTCCCCAAGGTAGGCCGACGCCAGTTCAAATAGTGTCCCGCCCATAATCGTAATGGTTTGCATCAGGTCCCCGCATTGTTGAGGTTGGTCGCAGCCCGGCCAATGTACCCTTGTGCCGCCGCGAGTCCCGCCAGAGTTCCGGCAGCGGCTACGGCGCAAGTCAACCCGGCCAAGGATCCAGCCGCCTGCACGGGGTTTGGCACCGCGCTCGCTGCGAGCATCGTCTCGGCTGAAGCAATGCCCGTCACTGCCAGCATTCGCGCGGTTGCCGCCGCAGCCGCGGCTCTGGCGTTGTTGGGCGTGCCTTGTGCCAAGGCGGATTGAGACTGCACTGCGACGAGTGCCGGTGCTACATTGCACCATGCACTCGCCTGCGTAAGATCCGCAACAATTAGCGGCAAGACGGATGGGGATACAGCGCCTACGACCTCCGCTGCTGTAATAACAGCACAGCGGATACTGTAGGAAATCCACTTGCTGTTCCGATAGGAAAACTCCAGATGTGCAATGACAACGCTATAGGTGACGGCATCCCACGAAAGCGGTAGTGCGGCACCCGCCGATCGCATTGCATCGAGCAGTCGCGCAGTGTCGACAGCGCCCATGCCTGCCAGATACCCATGCCAGGTGATATCGGCGTCGTCCGGCCCCATCGCGTCGATCATGCGCGTGCCGCCTGGCAATTTATGCACAGCCAAACTCTGTGCGCCGCCGTAGCCGATGCCCGCTACGGCCGCCAAGCCTTCCAGCAGCACGCCCCCAAGTAAAACAGCCATCTTAGCCCCCAATCATCCGGCCACTCGGCAATGCTGACCGGCGGGGATCGAAACCAGCACCTCCGGAAGGCGCGCGTCCGGCTTCCCGCGCCAGACTGCGTGCCATCCAACGCCCCATCAGTGCACCGTCTAAATACACGTCCCCCTGCTGCGGCGCGCCGGTATCACCTTCCGTATTGACCCCCGAGCCCGAATCAGACGCCGCAGCAATCCCACTGCGTGCCTGTGTCATTGCTTCCCCGCCGCGCACCATTTCAGTCGGGGCACCGAGCGGCCCTGGCGTGTTAAGCGGCCGCCGCAAGTTGACGGCTTCCGGCGCGGCCGCAGAACGCGGCATATCATCGGACGTCCGTCCAAATTGCATGCGCGCCAGATCCGTAAAAGCGCCTTGATGCTTTATGGCAGAACGCAACTTCAACGCCCGGGCGGAATGCCATTGTGACATTGCCAGATCCTTCCGCACTTGCCGCGGCGTCGGCTTTTCTGCAAATCCTGCCTCACTGGAAAGCCCGCCTGGCGAAAACACCGATGGTGTGCCATGCTGATCGGTCGCTATCCTCCCGCTAAGGGCCCCGCTAAGGGCCAAGCCGGATTTCCCTCTATCCCCACCCATCATTTCAACTTTGAGTCGCTCTATACCCACCCGTTTACCGAGCGAAGGCCGAGCCTGTGCGAGCCTCGGTTCTGATTCGTGCTGGCGCCCTTCCGATTTCCTTTCGACACCCGCCTTGATAGCGGTGTCTCCGACTGGGCCACCCAAATTCACGCCGTTACCAGGGCCCGCGAGCGCCATGCGGCCGCCTTTAATTGCGGTGGCCGAGACAGGCAACCCCAAGGGTCGCTTCATTGCGTGACCGTCCACTCGCCCGGCGAACGCGGTGCTCCGCGCCGCAAGTTGCGCACCATTCAACGCCAGATCAGCCGCGCCTACGTCCCCTGCGCCGATATGGCGCTCCGCCGCCGCCGGCCCGCATGTAATCCGGCGTGACCCCGGCGCATATACGTAACGCCCCATCGCACCGAACCGCCGCAACGTCTTCAAATCGGCTTGCACAGCGCCCAACCGCCGGCGTAAAATAGCGCCAAGCGCCAGAGCGGCATTTTTGCCAGCCACTCCGATAATTGCTGGCGCCTTACCGAACATCATCCCGCGCGGCAAAGCGCCCTTGTCACCGGTCATCGTCAGGCGATTGTCCATTGCCGCTCCTGCCAGTCATAATCCAGGCCATCGAAGCGGCCCATAACAACCACCCATGCCAGGCGCTCAACCGGCGCCAACGAAAATGCCACATCAAACGGCACCCCGTTCCGGACCAGGTAGAGGCTATCGACCAGATCGGGGTGCCGGCTCAGTTTCCCGCTGTGGTGAGCTCCACCTGTTCATGCTCGGCACCGTCCAGTGCATCGGCCACCGCAAGCATTCCGTCATCGCCCAGTCGCTGCACCAGCGCCTCCAATTGCGCCTCGGTCACCGGCGGTGGCACCGGTATCGCATCGATTGCCGTTACCGAGGCCGCGAGCATCACCATGCCAAGATATGGCGGGTTCTCCGCCAGAACCGCGCCCACGGCCTTGAACAAACGTAGCCTGTCCAACGCCCCCAGCCGCCGCAGTGTCAACACGCGGCCGTCAGCAGCCCGGGCCGTTAACTCCGCATTTGCAGCACCCACAATCCGCTCACTGGGCCGCTCCATCATACGCGCACCCGCTGGGTTGCGAAGAATTCCAATTTCTGTTTCACCGCGGCGTCACCGCGCCAGCTACCGGCATTCGCCAGTTTGAACACAACACCGGTATATTGATACGTTGAAACCGACCCATCAACCTCGGCGACATACTGGTACACCGTACCAGCTGGCAAATTGCCTTGGCTAAAAAATGCTTGCTCCGCCAATGCAATAAAGTCATCCACCGCGCTTGTGCCGCGCTCAACGTCAAAGCTCCCTTCCCATCCTTTCGGCAACTCCGCCCCCATCGGCACGCCATCCAACCGGTCGAGCCGTATGGATTGGGTCAATTGCCGACTTTCAAATCCTGTTACATATGTCAAATCCACCCGCCCGAATGGCCCCATGACCACAAGCTGGCAGTCCCGCCCTATTGAGAACGAATTGATCGGCATCATCTATTCCTTTCCGCCCGTGGCGGCGCATTAAGCTGTGCTGGCCGGGCGAACCCCAGCCCGTCCGAAAGCACTATGGCGTGCCGCCAGGCAGAATCTGGCTCTGTACGACCACAGTTTGTCCGCCTTCAACGTTTACAATGAACTTCTCATTGATCCCCTGGAATTGCACCTGCGCGTCACTCTGCACATAGCCCAGGCTGGTTCGGCTGACCGGGTTGTTGCTGGCATCGCAAATTACGGAAAACGGCAACTGTCCGTTCGTGCTACCCAGAATCCCCTGGCTCAAAAGCGCCTGCAAGAAGCTCAGCTGCGTCGAGCGTATTTGCTGGAACAGCTGGGAATTGATCACTTTACCAACGAACAACCCCATACCGGCCGCCAAAGTCGCAGCAATGAAGTTCGTCATGCGCGTATAATTGTCACCGTACGTCGCCGGGTTACTCGAGGTATTGTGCCCGCACCGCACTCCCCAATACGCACCTCCCGGTTGCGGATTGGCTATCAGGTCAATGCCACTCAAGAACAGCGTCTGCAATTCCGTCTCGCTGTAAGTTGCGGCCTGCCCGCTGCCTGGTATGCCGGAGCTCTGCGATCCGATAACGCTATAGAGCGGCTTATTCAGGCTGGACTGTTCCGGCGAAAGGTTGCCAAGCCGCCCGGCCACAAACCCTTGCGGGGACACCAGTCGGATCATATTGTTGGTCTGATCCGACCAGTAAATCCAATCGCCAAACATCAGTTTCGCGGAATAGGCGTTCAAGCCAACTTGCTGAATCGTCGTCACCGCATCGGCGATCGTGTCGCCGGCCGGACCCACCAGTATCATATAAACGCCTTCGGAGAGCCCGAATGCCGACTGCGTGACCCATTGCGTCGAGTCATCCGCGTCGGCCAGCATGCCAACACTGCACCCCTGGCCGCGGAGCGCATACATGCCCTTGCGCGGAAGTATGTCCTGGCCCACCAATGTCGCAGCATTTATGCCGCTGGCACCGTCCGTTCCGCCCAGCAAAATCTGGCCTGTAAACGCGGCTGGCATCGTCGCCGTCCCGGTCCCCAGTGCTGCAACCGCCAGTTGTGACGGGCCACGCAGCGGTCCGGTACCCGTGTTCACCGCGGCAACCAGATTCTGCCAGAAGGGCAGCGGGGCGGGCGCAGGTATGTTATCATACACCTCCGTCAACGTTCCCGGTGTCGTCAGCGTAAGTCGCCACGTATTTGCCAGGCTGCCAATCATTAAGCTCGCTACAACGCTATTGCCAAGTGACCCCGTATAGCGCGCAGTCAATTGTGCCGCGAACGCACTTTCGGCTGCACCTAGTGTGAGCCGCGCCGCGGTGTCCGTGCCGTCGGTCACCCGCACGCACCGAAAACCCGCCGCACCCTGTTGCACCGCCGTCGCCACATTGGTGCCCATATCGTATTTGCGGACGATCACGGGGCCAAACGCCGTTGCGTAATCTGCCATCGTTCCAACAATCACAGGCTGATTGACCGGCCCCCATGCTGCGGAGCCGACAACGCCAATCAAGTTGGTCGGCACACCATTCAAAACAAGATTCTGCGGTGGCACGATCTGCACATACAAATCTGGCACCACCAAACCTGTCGTGTTCAGGCTGCCTTGCTGGAAAACCGGCATGTCATATCTCCTGTCGATTCAGAATCAACGGTATGCGCCCCGTCATCCGCATCACAATGCGTGGGCGTCGGCGCCCAACAGGTCCGTTGCGTGCCTATAATTAGTTAGCCAGCAGCCGATCCGTGAGAGCGGTCGATACTTGCATCAAACCAGTATCGTAGTACCGTTCCAACCGAGATCACAGAACAGCACGGTCGGGTTCTGTACCGAGATTGTGGTCGCATACTCTACCGTATACGTCACGTCTCGGCGGTAAATTGAGGAACCCTGGTCATCGTCAATACTAGCTGCCGCATGATACCGCATCCGCCCCCCCGTTCCATCCGACAATGTCAGAAACCCAACGGTAGCTAAGGAAGCAGAAATACTTGCGGCAGCCAGATCGCGCAAAGTCGGGTTTGGCGCCCAAACCGAAACCTTGAAATCCTGCTCCTGCCGCCCCCACTCCTCAATGGCCGTTGCCGGCGCCGCGGTCCGCCCAACAATCGTATTTGCCTTTGGTAGCGTCAGTGTCGGTCCCATCACCAGACATGCCGTATTGATCCGGATCGCCTGTGCCAGCATCGCCGCGACAAGAGCTGCGGTATCGCCTGCCTGAGTTCTGTAAATGTAAGCGGTCTGGTCCGCCAAAATACCAGCCACCTCGCCACCGCTGGCCACCCCAGAGAACGTCGCACAATTTCCACTGGTTGCAACAGTCAGCGTTGGAGTAACAGGCATTTCAAAGACCTGCACGCCCCAGCGCGTCGTATTCCGCGTGGTTCCGGCAACGGGAAACACACTCACATCCAATATCCCATTGGCCCGATCATCCTGCAATAGGCTGTTCGACGGTAGCCCCCGAAAAACTTTCACCGGCACCTGCACGGTGGAGACGGCGCTCGGACCATTAGGATACAGAAACGCGGCAATCAGGCTTACCAACGCGTTTTCGACGTCCGATACATCCGCCATGGCGTCGCCCTACACGAAGTTATCGTCCTCGCAGCGGGACCGCAAATACAGGTCCCACTCGCGCTCGAGCTCGGGCTTACCACCTGCCCATTCAAGCATGCCCCAGCTATTGCGCCTCAAGTCGGCATCGGGATCGAACCCATGCCGCACAAACATGTCCCACCGGTCCAGATAGCCGCGCTTGCGTTTGCTTCCATGGAAGCGATGTTCGATGATGCCGGGCACGGCCGCAATGCGTCCGTCAACATAGCGCCGTGCACGCTCCTGCCACCGCGCCAGGTGCGCCAGATAGGAAGGGCTAGATCCGCCCGGAACACTGCGCTCCACTTTGCCCACCAGGGCAAGCGCCATATGATGGTCAGCACTTCCCATGCCGGCCAACTCAAAGAGCCCGCCAGCATGGTCAAGGAACGCTCGCTTGCACGCCCAAAAATATCCGCTATGCGGGTATTCCGCGTAGCCGCCATCAAACGCCCAAAATTTTTCGCGCTCGGCCACTAACGGTGCCCCCGCCTGATATTGTGCGCAGAACGACGCATGCACGCCAATCAACTCGTCATGTGGCCCCAAATCCAACGCCCGGCTCCAGGTCTGCACAATCCGGTAATGCTGCAGATGCTCCACAACCTCCCGCGCCCAACCTGGCTTGCGGTGCCATACGTCGGCGTCACCCCAGGCGATATACGCCGCGTCCGGCAGCCGTTTAACACCCTCGTTAATAGCGCATTCCTTGGCCCAGACCCAGCTATCGGCGCGCAGCCCGACGTGCTTTACATGCGGCACATCGCAACAAAAAGCGCGATCCCCATACTGCACCTCAACCACCGTCAATTGTGCGCCCGAATCAAGGATATGCCCTACCCAATCCTGATAATGCCGATCCGGGGTATCCCACCGCAACGGATTAAAGCGTGCCGTAATGACATGCAAATCCTGGGCGCGCATTCGATCTCCCCCGCTGCACATTAAATTCTCGATCGCCGCAAGCCAGCAGCGCCCGCCGCAATCACCCGGCAACCTCGCGCACCATCAGCCGCCAACCCAAGTCGCTATGCTCTGCCGAAGCGAGCACAAAATTGCGACCCAAATCGTCAATCAGCGCGTCGCCCGCCATCGGCGCGGCCGGTAATTGCGGCAGTAGGACCAGCCAGTTCCCATAGCGCGCTTCCGGCAAGTTGCCGGAAATGCGCGCGCTCAGAGCCAATATGCTGGCCGGCCACCCTACCTCCACAACGGTCGCGGTCTCCTTGACCAGGCCGCTATATCCACCGATCTGCACTGGCGCCGGCCGCACAATCGTCAATGTCCGATTGGTTTTTATACATTGCACGGGCAACAATGCTGCTTGGCTTGCAATAAAAAATGTCCCACCAGCACCAACCAGGAAGTCTCCCGGCCTCGTATAAGAGGCATCGAACACGCCCCACCAGACCGCATCGCCATAAGGTTCACCACGGACAAACCGCCCATCGCCGGCGTTGAACGCTGCGAACAGCCTGATAATCCGGTTCCGGCTATTGATCGGTGTCGCGGCCGCCACCGGCCGATACACAATGTAGGGGGAGCCAATGCGACGCGCCGCCGCGCCCATACCCCGGCTGATTTTGTCGGCCAGCGCTAAACCGTCCATTATACCACCAGGCTCAAACCGGCACTGCCAAGTCCTTCTCCTGGTGGAACGCCCAAAAAGGCACAAAGCCGTCGCCGCCAAACATCCAACAACCGCAGCCGGTCAGTTATTTCATTACGATTATGTTTCCAGCTTGCCGCCCCATCGCTGTCCAGATTATCGCTGGCAGTTGGTATCACCTGCTCCAGCTGACCAAGTGTCGCCAGGTAGGTCACCACCACACCCATTTCCGCCGTCGAAAGATTATTCATACGATACTCGAGCGCGCCATATGCCGTAAAAAACCGCCACCCCATATTGCCCGCGGCGGTAGCGCCGTAGGCCGGGTACCCACAAAAGCGGCGGATATCCGTCTTCTGCTGGTCCGTGAACATCATCATGCCTCTCATCTACACGTGGTTCGTGGGAGCGAACCACGCCCCCACGAGCCCTCGGTCGAATGAAAATATACGTCTGAAATCCCGGCGCCCAGGCAGATCCGAACGGCCTAATGATACCGCAGCCGAGGCGCTCCACCAGACAGTATCCTATCCCAAATGCTCAATCATAACCGCCCGCTTGAAATTCGCATTCGTCGCCGTCGCCACCGTCAAACTGGTGGTCGTCGTATCGGAAGGGGCACAAAATCCACCAATCCAATACCAGGATTGCGCAATAATTTGCTGCAGCCGGTCCAGCGGTTCGCGTGTCACCATGCAAACGCCATCCACGAGGGACACGATGGCATCGCTCGGCGCCACATCATCAGCCGCCATGCCGGCAAAATCACCCTCAATCAGCGCCCCCTGCCCCACCACAATCGGCCGCCGCACCACAGCACCGGAGATGCCCGGATAAGGCTGCACGAACGCCTCATTCGTCAGCACAAAACGCAAGCCGAGAAAGTCGTTGACGACGCCCTGGCCAGGCTTGAAAACCTCGGTCGCAGAGGTCGCACCAATGAACAGCCGCTGAAAATCCTGATCGGCAAACAACTGCCGCGCACTGATCGGGTCCAAATAGCAATTATAAGCGCCATCGATGTCCGGCACTGCGTTCAGTCGCAAATTGGCCACCGCATCCAGAACATTCGTCATGGCCAGCGTATCGCCAGCCACCAATTGGCTTGTGTTGCTCCGCCCATTCGGCCGCAGGATCAGCGATCCGGTCGCCGCAATCACCGAATTGCCCGCCGCGCCGTCAGATATACTGACATTAGTCGCGAAGGTCAGTTGCCCGGAAATGCCCCCTGGTGCCAAAGACACATTCGTCGCATCGGCAACAGCGCCAATCAGGGTGTAGGTATCAGCGCCAACCGTCACCCCCAGCGGATTCGCCGAGGACACAGGCTGTTGAACACCATTCACAAACGCAGTCTGAAAGCCACGCACGTCGTCAACTGCAACCACTGGCCCCGCACCGGCCAGGCTGACCAGAACCCGCGTGCTGCCAGCGAAATATGCCGAAAATAGCGCATTGCGTGCCAAATCATCCAGGCTGCGCGCCGCCTGCTCGCCATTCGTGTAGGCGTTATGCAGGAACAGGCTGGCAATCCCAACGCGACTGGTCACCATGTTCAAATCCATGGTGGAAGCATAATTGTTGAGCGTCAGCGTATACTGCTCAACACCCCAGGTCCCGGCGGTCAACCCGTTATCGAGGTTGGTGTTCGTATTCGCTGCCAGCGGCGTCGTTACCGCCGGCCGCAACCCCGCTCGTGTCTTCGTCAGCGTCTCGCCAATGCCAACGGAAAATTCTTCGCGATCCGCGCAGGCGCGGTAACCCAGTCGCGATCGCAGCGCCTGCTGAAATTCCCGCTCAAGGAAACCCTGCTGAATGATCGGCTGCAAAGCCGCCGGAAAATTCTGAATACCCATCTAAGCCCCCTTAAGTACAACGGGCACACGGCCCCATACGTCGTTCAACGGCGCCGCAACAACTCCGCTCGCGCGGCCCGCCATTCGTCCAAAGTCATTTCTGTGGCCAACTTCGTCCTGCTCGGCGCCTGCACCGGCACGCCCGCCATACTGCTCGAACTCGCAAACCCGAACAGCCATGGCTTATCCCTGCGCATCCGGGCCATCACCGCGGAAGCGCCACGCACCTGCCCATGCTCGTCAACCGAAACGTCGTCAGCCGACAGCATTTTCAGACCGTCCAGGTCCACCATACCGCTTTTGATAGCCTCGCTCTTCAACTCCAACGCCACCAGGCGTTTATTGGAGCTCTCCTGCGCGTCCCGCAGGCGCGCCTCGAGTTGCTCGTTCTTCGCACGCAGCAACGCAAGCTCGCTCTCACCGCCATCTGCCGGGTCCTCGCCGTTCATGCAGCCGCCTCCGTCCTTATTCGCGCCAATTCCGCCTGCACATCCGCAATGTCATAGGTCGGTGCCAAAATTTGCAGGCCGGTCTCTCGAGAGATCTGACCCGCGCCAACTAACCCCGTCACGGTTTGCGCATCTCGATGCCGGTCTACGGAATCCGGTGGATACCAGTCCGGCCAACGCAAATTCAAAATTGCGGTGTCTGCAACCGCCGGAATTTCCGCCCCCGCGAGACAAAGTGGCATCACCCGATGCACCTGCAACATCATTTGCGCCACCGCCAGCATTCCACCCTCGCCGTAACCAACGCGGAGATTATCCGCCAGCCAAAGTAGCCCCTGGTTCATCAGTTCCAGTGCCCGCCCGCTCGCCGGCGCGCTCAGCCGGCTCGCATCGCTACGATTGCCATGCACGTTTTCCAGCGCCAGCTCGCGCAAAAACCGCACATAGTCGATCACCGCCTGGCTCGCCGTACCACCGATTTCCAGCAGCTTCGCGTCGCCCTTTTCACTCACCACCAGAGCATCGGCCGCGCCGCGCACCAAAGGCCCATCAATCCCGGCCGGCTCGCGTATCAGTAACGTCGGGTCACTGCTGTATTTGAGGCCCCTTCCAGCCTGGCTCAGCTGATAATCGATTTCGATCGACGTATCGATCGCGGCGCGGAAGCTGCACGCCCCATCAACCCCGTCGCCGCCGGGAAGATTCCGTATCCACACGATCGGCACCAACCCAAGCCCATGCCGAACGGATCGCGCCTCATCCGTCCGCATCGGATCATCGTCGCCGACCAGGCACGGCACAAACCACCGCTCCCACTCGGTATCCCAACAACGCGTAAACCAATAGAGTCCGTCGGGATCAACACCGTCATATCCAAGCCCCAGCAGCACGCGACCGCCCACTTTATAGTGCTCGGTCACCGAAACAAGCGTGTCGGGCGCTCCAGGGTCCCAGCGCGGCGTCAAATAGGCCGTCGTCATAACCTGCAGAAATGGCCGCCGCCGCAGCACGCGCAGCAAAATCGCCACAGACCCCACGCTGCCGCGCAACGCCGCCTCAATCATCACTGAATTAAGCCGCGTCCCGCGCGCCAGCACCCCCACCACATCCCGCGCCACCCGGTCCGACGATTCCAGCGCCGGAAAATGCCCCTCGCTGAACAACAGCGCCACACTATCCTCCACCACCACCCGCGCCAGCGCATACCGCACTGAAGGCCGACGCATCCGCAATGGAATATACTCGCCGCCAGTCGTGCGCTCCTCATGAAACTCATAAGGCAGCACATCATAAAACCGGTTGTCCAGGATGCGTTGCAGAATATCTATGTCCCGCGCACGGGCTGGCAGATCCCGGTCATCCGGGATCAGATCGCATATCGTTCTGAACACCGTCTCTCCTACCGTGCCAGATGCGGCACCGATGCAAACCGGGCGGGCGTTCCCGCCTCGGTCAAAAGCTTGAACGCACGGGAAAGCGCATCAACCTGATCGTCCTTTGGCCCTGTCGGAAACAGCGCCAGTTCATCCAGAAACGCGGCGGTCCACGCCGCGCGCCGCACCACCACATTGCCCACGGCCATTTGCGCCGCCACGAATTGCGCGCGCCTGGCCTTCGATCCAACCTCGGGCGAACTGCGCACCGCATAGCCTGCCAGCGCCCGCGTCAGCATGGTTACTTGAAAGCTTCCGGCCTGGCCTGGGTCGCACGGCAAGCCAATCGTCACCGCATGGCCATCCTGCCGCGCCGTAGTCACAATCGCGGCCGCAAGCTCGTTCGGTGCAACACGCATGCGGCGCACGTCATCGACGCAAAAAACCCCGTGCCGGTCACGTACCAATTTCAGCCCCACGGTCCAATCCGGATCGCGTGCCGAAACATGACCGCTGGCCAAATCCCAGGCCCGCACAGCAACGCCATCGGGCACGCTGTCGACCAGTCCAATTTTTGTCATATCGAAGAGGTTGCCCCCCTCTGGCAATGGCGCCTGCTGATACAAAGCCGCGAAAGTCGCATCCCCCATGCTCGCCTGCTTGGCCAGCAACGCCACACGGCTTTCCCACCCGGGCCACAGCGCGTCGCCCACCGCGCGGCCCAACACATCATCGGCCTCCGCCAAAGCCGGCAGGCGCAGGCATCGCCAACCTTCCTGCACCAGCAACCG